GGGTTTGATTACCCCACCAAAATACCCGGCCCACGGCCCTAAAGAGCCCCCAAAAAGGCTCAAGGGCCGGGGTGTGTAAAAGCTAAGATCCTTAATAATTATAGGATCTTAGATCCTAAGAATCCTTCGGAGGCGAGCAAAGCTCGCCTCCTTGGGTTGAAAGGGAGCAAATGACTGGCCAGGTCATGTTTGAAGTAGGGAACACGTGGACAAGCCTCCTTGAGTACGATCCTTTCATCCTGGGGATCTTGGACAAGGAAAGCCGCTACCCAACTCCCCAGGCTCTTGCCTATCAGCACGGATTCAGGAGTCCGGAGGGGGAGGGTGCTGGATGGGATGGGTGGATCCGGCTCCTCCATCAACCCAAAACGATGTACCCCTATTTCCCCACGGGGCTCCTCCCCAAGCTCACGCGCATCTGTGCCAAGTACCAGTACGTGCCCCAGGTGCGGGATACTCGCGTGCGGCCGGAGCCGGGGTTTCCAGAGTTGTCCCCGATCCCCCTCCGTGACTACCAGGAGGCAGCGGTGACGGCCGGCGAAAAGATGGGGCGAGGGGTGTTTGATATGCCTCCCCGGAGCGGCAAGACGCGGACGATGTGCGAGCTGCATCGTCGGATCGCGCTTCCAACCATCTGGATTGCGCCCACGGATCGAATCGTGGATCAGACGGCCAAGGTGATCGAGGGGTTTTTTGGGCGCAACTACGTGTGCCATCTCATTGGCAGCTCCAATTGGCCTCACGCGGCTGAGATGCCGGTGGTGGTTTGTACGGCGGCCACGGCCTCCGGGTTGCCGGACGCCTTCTACACCAGTCGGCAAATGGTAGTGGTGGATGAATGGCACCATGCCAGCGCCAAGACGTACACCAAGGAAATTTTCCCCAAGTGCGATCACATCTACTATCGGTACGGCATGACCGGCACGTTTTTCCGCTCAGGCACGGACGCGCTGGCTATGCATGGGCTTTTGAGCAACACGATCTACAAGGTGTCCAGCGCGGAGTTGTTGCGTCGGGGTTACCTCGTGCCCACCAAAGTGGCGTTTGTGCCGGTGCCGGCGCATCCAAAGCTCCGTGGCGCCGGCAATATGTTCAACGGCGGGTTTGGCAAGCTGGGGATCCATGAGCATCACTACCGCAATCAGCTTGTGGCCTCCGCGGCGCTCCAGCTCTACCAGATGGGGCGCAAGGTGCTCATCCTCGTGGGGACCAAGGCACAAGGCCGGGAGTTGGATCACTGCCTCAGTCACTACCTCCCAGAAGCTCCAGCGGGTGCAGAGTTTCAGGCGGTGGAATTCCTGAGCACTGACCGGCCGCGGGACGTACAGGTGCGGGTGATCTCCTCGTTTCTGGACAACCAAGAGGTGAAAATCCTGTTGGGTACGAGCCTGTTAGGGGAGGGTGTGGACCTCCCTAATGTGGATGCGTTGGTCTACGCGCGGGGAGAAAAGGCGGAGGTGACGTTGACCCAGAACGCCTACCGGGTATGTACGGCGATCCCCGGCAAGCGGGAGGCCATCATCGTGGACTTTGCGGATCGTCACCATCGGCATCTGATTGCTCACAGTGAGGAGCGGTTGGAGTGCTACTACACGGAGCCCGCGTTTGACGTGACGGTGTTGCCGGAGGCCAACTCTTTGGGAGGTTGGTTGCAGAAAGTTGTCGCAACTCAGGCTCCTCCGGTGTCTTAATAGGTGTTGGCTATTGCGTGAGGTGAACGGTGTGCTACGCTCCCTGAGCGAGCACTCAAAATAGCCCGGCTGGCCGCAGTCCCTTTGGTCCAGCCGGGCATTTTTTGGAGTGACCCATGACAAACCCCGATGTGATCCATCCCCAAGTCAGAGCCATGAGCCCCATCGAGCGGTCAGAGGCCGCGATGCGGGTGGCGATGCAATCCCCCGAAAAGCTCAAAACCTGGCTCCAAGCCTCCGGCCGGCAATGGGTGGTGCTCAACGGGCCCCAGCTCATTGACGCGCTACCGTGGCCTGAGGGTGTCCAGGCGTTCATGCATGTGGTGGCCGCCTACCGCGATCATCGGAGCACCATCTCCACCGGAGAAACCGAAAATGTTGGCGGTGGAAAAGTGGACGTGTACCACGGTGAGGTATTGACGTTGACTGAGTTGGATCGATGCATCCGTTTTCTCATCGGCAAGGCCACTGAGCTGGACCCTACTTGGACGTTGGAGCGCGATCCCGCATGAGTCAGCAAAAGCGGAGCCGCATGGGCCCGGAGTCCGATGAGTACAATCGGCTCAAGGGGCACCGCATTCGTATCTGGCCACAGGGAGTGACCACGGTGGAAAAGACCTGGACGGGGAGACTCGTTTGGGTGGACATTTACACCTTGGGCGTTGCCCTGGACCCAAATGACGCAACGAGCGTGAGCATTGTCTACAAAGCCGGTATCCGTGTAGAGCGGGCCGGGATTGCCGCCCCTGATAGCGACGGGGTGAAAAGGGACACACCAAATGGAGACACCATCACGGGTTGAAATTTTGTTGCAGGACTTCAACCGGTATCGCGCGCATACGTTTCACTTGCAGCGCATCCGCCAGCGGCAACAGGTACGCGATCTGGGGGCCAAACGGGGACTCCCGATCTTTGAGGCGTTGGATGAGTGGTGCCGGAGCCAAGGGATAGACTCCCGGAGATGGCTGTACCATTTGTTTCAGGTCCAGAAGTGGCTCCACGCTCCGGTGCTGACCCAGATGATACCCGCGGAGAGATCGCTCAAGCGGAGGTTGGCGGCATACCGGGCCATGACTGACACGCCATTCTTTTCCGCAACCATCCGCCAGGGCATTGACGCTCAACGTCGGGCCGCGGGTGAGATCGTGGACCGCAACCGGGATTTGATCCCGATGGCGGAGAATTTGAAGCGGCGATATCTGACTGAGGGCCGTCCGGACAAATGCATGGGTGCCATGTGGGAACAAACCTACGGCTACCATCCCAAAAGTTTGGCGTGCGCGCGGTGCCCTCTGGCCAATCAGTGCGCGATAGAATTGCAGGCAACCGTTCCTTTCGACATTGGGGCCCTACGGCGCGGTGAGCTGACAATCCAAGAGGCCCAAGTGATCACGGAGCGGGCGAGCCATGGTGGATGAGGGTCAGAACCAAGGAAACCCTCAGCTACCCTTTGATGCCGAATTCCAAAAGAGCCTGTTGCGGCTACTTTGCGAGGATTCGCGGTTTGGGCATGCCGTAGGGGAGCACATCCAGCCTCAGTTTTTCGAGAATGAGGTGCTGAGCTGGGCGTGGAGTTACGCGCGCCGGTTCAAAGAACAATACGGGGCTTTCCCTGGTATCCATACGATTGCTCAGCAAGCGCGGACGATGGATCCCAAGATCCGGCCCATCTATGAGGTGGCGATGGAGCAAGTGCGCCAGACGCCTATCCGAGATGAGGCGTGGATGCGCGGCGCGGTTCTGGATTTTGTGAAGCGTAACATTTTCGTGCGGACGTTTCATGAGTCCAAGTCCCTCTACAACGCCGGCAAAATCGAGCAAGCCTATGATCTCATGATGGCGAGGATGGAGCGGCTACAGAAAACAACCTGGAGCGCGGCCGATGAGGGTTGGTTTTTTGAGGAGCTGGCAGATCGCCAAGTCCGCCGAATGATCAATGACCCATCCGCCAGGGCGGTGGCTACCGGCTTTGAGCTGTTGGATCACATCCTGGGTGGCGGGCTCAGCAAGGGTGAGTTTGGGCTCTGGGTGGCCTATGCCAAAACGGGCAAGACAACCATGCTCACTCAGCATGGCGTGGCCGCTACGCGGCTCCAGCTCCGGCGCGTGGCCCATTTTGTTTTTGAGGGTTCACGGCAACAGGTGGAGGATCGGTACGAGTCTGCATTCACGCGGGAGCTGTACCGCACCATCCGTGCGGAGGGCTTGACCTCTGCCAAGTATCAGGAGGCGTATCGGGACTACCAACTCATGAAAGGGTGCCTGTACGTCCGGGGTTTTGTGGAGGACTGGCACTACACGTGCGCGGACGTACATGAGGCGCTGAAAGACTTGAAACGGCTCCACGGGTGGGTGCCGGATCTCGTGATCATTGACTACGGCGATCTCATCAATGGGCGTGGGAAAAACTACGCCAATGACCGGGAGAATCAAAAGGCGGCCTACCGCGATATGAAAAGCCTGGCCAATCGTGGGTACGCGGTGTGGTCCGCCTCTCAGGCTCAGCGGCCGGAGAAAGGCAGCGAGGACAACGCCCATTGGCTTTACGCGCGCCAGATTGCCGATTGCTACGAAAAGGTGAGGGTGGCTGATTTCATCGGCTCCCTGAATATCACCAATGAGGAGCGTAAGGCCAAGGTGATGCGGATCCTGGCAGAGCTGTACCGGGACAATGAGGCCAACACCGGCTGGACGGTGGCATGCGATTTTGCCACCATGAGCATCCGCAGTGATCCCAACGCGCTGAGCCCCAGCATGCCCGATTGCTTGCCGGAGGGAGCGGCGCCCATCGGATTGAATGGTCCCCGGAAACAACGCACGCCAGTGCGGCCGAAAGCACCAACTCCTCCGGGCCCCCAGGCCCCACAACCTATGACCGCTCCGCTCAAATGATTGATCAAGCCATAGAGCGCTTTGACCTACTCAGCTACGTGCGGGATCGCGGCGCGGTGGAGTCACAGTCCGGAGAATGGGTGCTGTTTTGTCCGGTGTGCGCCAAGGAAAAGCTGGCCGTCAACGTATCCAAAAAGACGTGGCACTGTTGGGTGTGCCAAAAGTTTGCGGTGGAGGGGTTGGGGATCCGGATGCGGCGCCGAGCGGTGCAGGGCGCTGGCGGCCTCTTGGATCTCATTCAATTGCTGGAGAGCTGTGACCGTAAGCAGGCCATCCACAAAGTTTTGGCGGCCGGCACATTCACCGCGCAAGATTTGGCAGTGATCGGCTCCACTGAATTCACGGGATTTGTTACCAGTTACCATCAAAGCGTGGTGCCGATCCCAGCTCCGCCGAATTGGCGGCTGATTGACGCGCCCCTCCCTTACATGATGCAGCGAGGGATCACGATGGAGGACGTACAGCGGTTGGGGATTTTCTACTGCGATCAGGGCCGGTATGGAAACCGCCTTGTGTTTCCGGTATGGGAGGACGGCGCGCTTGTCTATTGGCAGGCCAGAGCGATGTGGGAATCAGATGCCAAGGATTTTCTCAAGGCACTCAATCCTCCCAAGCAAACTGGCGCGGCGGTA